TTTAAAACTCCTAGATTAGTGTTGTTTTCGTAAACGTCTTTTACGTTTTTTATAACGTCTAATATGTCTTGCATAGTAATGGCTCTTTTATATCTAATATTTATCCGATGCGTTTTTATAGTATAACTGAATGATTTTGCTCTAAATCTGTAAATATTAGTGTAGGACCTCTGTAGTTATCGGGCGGTCACTACAGTCGTTCTACTTTCCCCAAAGTAGGAGACAATAGACAATGAGTAAAAACCGAGTGAAAAAACGTTTTACTTCAAACGTGAATGTGATAGATTTCGATACGTATCTTCCACAAAAGAAACAGCGAGTTAGCCTGTATGCACGTAATTCCACGCAACAAGTATATCTAGATAAACTTCAAGACGATAGCAAGAGTATTGTTTTTGCAGTTGGCCCAGCAGGAACGGGCAAGACTATGCTAGCGGTGCAAGTAGGCATCAAACTATTTCAGGAAGGTATTGTCGATAAACTCATCGTTACAAGACCCGCCGTAAGTGTAGATGAAGACCTTGGATTCTTACCAGGGACGCTAAATGAAAAGATGGCGCCGTGGACAAGACCTATATTTGACGTATTAGGAGAATACTACCAAGCAAAAGACATTGCTAAAATGCTAGAAGAAGGTGTAATTGAGATCAGTCCGCTAGCCTACATGCGTGGACGCACATTTAAGAATGCCTACATCATAGCAGATGAAATGCAAAACGCCACACAGAATCAAATGAAAATGCTGTTAACCAGACTAGGAGAACACTCTAAAATGGTTGTAACTGGTGACTTGAATCAAGCAGACCGACTTGATAATAATGGTTTATCAGAATTTTGCCAACTAATGCAAAACTTCAGCAAACTAAAACATATCGACAGTGTAGAATTCACTGCTAAAGAAATCGAACGCCATAATGCCGTAAAGGAGGTGTTAGCGGTTTATGGAGACTAAATGAAATAGGGGCATTGCGCCCCTATTTTTATAAATGACTAAGTCTAATTAGTGTTGCGGCTAAATTAATTTCAGCATCTGCAACTAGACTATGATTGACTAATCCGTCTTTGATGATAAGGACAGCTTTGTCTTGCTGGCTTTCAGTACCAAACAATTCAATATTATCGTATAGCCAACGATATATTTCTTCCATCTCTTCTGGACGAGCTTGTCCGCAAATTAGTTTACGGGCTTCGCTAATCTTACCATTCTTAAACAAATCAACCATTCCTACACGATAGTCACTGCTGTTATCTACAGATTCTGGTTTTTCAAGTTTAGCGTTCAAGCTGTTCATTTGTAAGTTGTTAATACACTTACGCAAGTCTGGATAGGTACCTTTTACATAGGTATCCAATGTATCAAGGTCAAACTCAATATTTTCTTCTACTAAGATAGTAGCCACCCTGGCAGTAAACTCAGTTAGGTCTGTCTTTTCGATATGCAACCGTTGACACCTACTGTGAAGTGGTGGAATAATTTTATTAGGGTAATTGCAAGTAAGAATAAATCGTACGCTATGGCTATATTCTTCCATTAGGTTACGTAGCGCAGGCTGTACAGATTGTGCATTAAGATAATCGGCTTCATCAATCAGCACAATTTTAATGTCTCCGAATGGCATAGTCTGACAGAAACCAATCAACTTGTCTACCCATTCAATCTTACGACCTTCCTTTGAACCGTTGGCATACAGAACATCTGTGTCTTGAATTTCAAGTTTATTAATTAGAATCTTAGCTAGAGTAGTTTTGCCTACACCAGCATTGCCGCTAAACATCAAATGCGGAATAGACCCGTCTTTAATCCAGTTCTCAATTTGCCCTTTTTGCAGTTCGTCTGCAAATACATATCCGTCCAGCGTATCCGGTCTGTATTTTTCTGTCCAAAGTTCTTTCATTTAAACCAGCCTTTAATTGTTTGTATTAGATTGTAAAATCTCATTGAATGAGAGTTTATATAAGGGGGATGATGTGGGCACCGACCTTGCTTGTAGTCGCACAGTGCCGAATATTCTTGTTTGCAAGTTTGGCAGTTCACTATGATTCTCCGTTGAGGGACCTTGTTTCGTTGTCTTTACGTTCTTGATCTTCCATCCATAACATCAATTGATGCTTATACATATTTTCAGTAAGACCATGCCATCCAATGCATTTTCCAGTTGGACTACGACCGCAGCCGCATTTGCCAAATTCTTCAGTATTTTCTTTAACTCTGATTTGCATAGAAGCTCCTTTTTGTTATTATACAGAAAAGAATAGGGCAGGTCAACTGCCCTATTGCTCAATTAAATTATTTAAATGCCGTCTCTAATATCTACATCAGTAGGTCGCTCATCGGACTGTAACATGATACAGTTGTTATCGACCATTCTCACGGTAATTTCAGTCCCGTCTGGATTTTCTACTTTGATGCCTCTAGTCCAACGGCCGTGCTCAACACAAATCCAGTCGCCTACTTTAACATCTTCTTGCTTTGGGCCAATAGCCCAAACTTGACCCCATCTGGGTTTAATGCCCTCGGTCTTACCATTGTCGCTTCTAATAATAATTCCCGAAGTAGTCTTTTGCTCGTCAAAGTTCATATCGGATATCAGTACATTATCGCGAAGCGGAATAATTTTACCTTTTACAGCGTTCATTCTTCACCTTCTGGATCCATGTCTTTGACAGCAGTTTGTTTGTCAACTACTTGCTTTCTAACAGGTACTTCGTCTGGTACAGACTGTGGGTGATCCTGATGATACTCTTTTAGAATATCTTCTCGCTTGCGAACAATTTTGCCACCTGGCCCAAGTTCATCGCCGCGAGCGTTTACTCGCACGTTGCCCACAGCAACAGTCATTTCGTTTTGCAGAGCAAGTTTGCTCATATCAACTTCTTTACCCTGCATTGAGCGATAAACCGCTCGTTGTTGTTCTTTCATTGCCATATTAATCTCCTAGGATTATGTTAGTACTTATCTCAGGAATTCCTGCCAGTCTAAATTATATTTGATACTATTTACTTTGTGAACACCGATTAGAAACAAAACGTAGCTTGCCACGCTTGATCCACGTCCTACACCCCATACAATATTTTCTTTTGAGCAAACATCTACAAAATACTTGAGCCAACGTAGTAAATCTAGCATGTTTCTTGCTTTGTACGCTTCTAGTTCTTCTTTAACTCTAGTATGTTCTGGATCCCAAGGTGGGCACTGTTCCTTAACCCAAGATTCAATATCTAATTCTTTATATTCTGTTGGCATGTTCCATAACTGTTGGCATGCCGCATCGTAGTCTTGAATTTCAAACTGGGGTTCATACGGTTCTAAGAATTTAAACCCTAGTTGTTTTTCTAGATTTTTTATATCTTCTGATCGACGGTCTACTAACAGTGTGTCAGAAGGATTAAATTCAAAGCCCGAATAGATGGCTTCAAAAAGATCCTGCTCGTTAAAAACTGGGTTGGAGTATTTGTCTAATCGCATGTCAACATTTTAGTTGACATTGATTAATTTGTCAAGCCCATTGTTTAACTGAGCCTGCTGTGATTGCCATAATTTGGCTTGTCGAGCTCGCATTTCTTCTTTGTACGTGTCTAAGAATACTACTATCTGAGCTCGAACTTCTGGATTGTGACTGATAAAATATTTTCTTGTCAAGTCTTGCACTTTGGCTTCCAATTCACCATCCTTTAACTGCGACAGATCACTGGCAAATGGGTGCATTAGAATGTTCCGACTAACTTAACAAAAATCTTGGCGCCACCGTTGTAGGTCCAAACATCGATTACTTTATTTTTTTGATTAGTAGGCAATTTGAGGATATCTGGATCATCAACGATATCTTGATCATATACAATCAAACCACCAGCTTCTGTAGCAAGGGTCGGAGTTCTAATAGCATTGCCGTCACCGATCATGTGTACACGAATCTGTGCAAATTTTCCAGTTGCTGGCCAATTCTGGAATGTAAGTGTTGTATCAGCGCCTAGGGTAACATACTGTAAAGGTCCGTTATTTAAACTAACAACCTGCGGTGCGTTAATAACACCTAGTGAATATGTTGCTCCGTAGAACTTGTTATAAGTTGCATTGGCAACAGTATTCCCGTTGAAATCGTTACTGGCATTCTTTTTAGCAGTATTTGTCTCTAGTGCAGTGATATCAGTTTCTGCTTGGGCAATCGCAGATTTAATAGCGGCAAAATTACCTCTAAATCCTTGACTGTTATTATCTTGCCCTGCAACTGGGTATGTTTCGTCAATGGCTGCATAGTTTAATGTGCTCATATTGTTATCCTATCGTTTCTGAATACAAGATATTTATCTCGCGTATAGTCTTCTACAGAATCTATTACATATCGATCTATAGTATATTCTAAAGTTTTAAAGTCAAAATCGCTGTATTTGATGTTTAAAATTATGTCATCCGCACCGCCTATTTTGCAGTAGCATATAGGCAATGCTAGTTGAAAATCTAGTTCTTGCTTACCCCCAGGCTGAATACTGCGCATCCATAGTGGGAGGTAGTTTCGTTCAGTTGATCCTACAGTACGTAATCGTCTTTTCCAGTTGGTTACACTGTTAGGAAAATAGGTTCCTGGATTAGGATCGCTAGCCAAGTACCCTTGGCTGTCAATAGTTACTACAGGATCTGGGCGTTCTTTGTAGGCTCTGTCTTGGTTCAAACTTGGTATATCTTCGCCCGCATCCCAGAAGTTTACAGTATTATCTGTAGTTAGCTTGGTATTTTGTCTACCTATTGCAGTCAGACGCTGAGGCAATACTTTTTTATTTGGCTCAAGCGGATCTAACATTTCTACGTAAACTACTTCGTATACCTGTGTATTTGTACCAGGAATTACCGCAACTGCCTTTTTAATCTCTCCAAATCTAAATGTTTTCTTTTTGTGATTAAGGCCAATTGCACCTACATAAGCACCTGCTTCTGTAGTTTCAATGCCTGCATAAATTAACATTTTGAGATCGCGCTGTACTCCAAAGTTTGTATCATTTGGTCTATATATATTTTCAGGAGTAAACACGGTACTGTCAGTGATAAAATCCTTCCATAGCTTTCTCTGATTAATTTTAAGCAATGGTGCAACAGATATATTACTGTATAGTTTGTTGTTTGGCGTTTGTACCAGTAGGGTAAATGTCTTTGATGCCGCACTAAATCCAAACTGATCCCTAGCTTTAACTGTAAAGCTGTAAGATCGATCAATGGTAGTAGCCTGCTGATCAATACTAAACGAGTTATTATCAAAAGTAATCAGGCCAGGAGCCTCAGCAGTGCCGTATTGATTAACTTTACCAACAACTTCTCCGCCTAGGTCTAACACTAGTCCCGGTGGGAATCCGCCGTTATTGTTACTAATCTTACCTAACAGTGCAGGCAAGCGAGTTGTATTTTTATATGATACACTAGTTGTTGTGCAACTTAAAACAGAGTATACTCCGTTATATGCCGGAACACTCATGCCTTCAACTTTGATCATAGAACCGACTTTGAAAGGAGGTTCAAATTGTTCTGGGAATGTCAAGGTAGCAATGACACCGTCATTGGCTAAACCCCCTGCTTGAGTAAATGTTGGTGCAGGATCAACTGCTCCAAGTTCAGAAGTCCATTCAGTAATCTGCCAAGGATACTCTACATCTTGAACACTCTTATAGTACTCGTCTTCGCCTGTAATCCTGTAAGTCCAGATAAAACCGTTCCATGTTAGACTCTTATTTCCGTTGGTATAACTGTTCTTTCCATTTAATTTTGGACCTAGTGTTAAGGTAGTATTAAATTTAGAGTCAGCACCGCCTGACGCAACAGTATTAGACGTGTCTGGGTTAATTTCAACAGTAACAGGTAGTTCACCATTTTCAACAGTGTATACTACAATAGCATCTTGAACAGTACTAGTAGCTTGAATCTTTAACGTTGATATAAAATTTGCATCAATAATACCGAGATTGCTGTCAGACTGCCAGGCAATAACACTGTCGATCTCTCCAATAACATCTACATAAAATGTTCGTTCAGTAACAACAACATCTTCATTAGTTCCGTACCTAGTAGCAACTATAGTCCAGCTATACCGCTTAGTAACAGCTGGCTGATAAGGAATAGTACCAAACACCTCGGACGTAGTTGGATCAAATTGCATGCCAGGCGGCAAGTTGGCAATTTCATCTTCAGTCATGCTGTAGATAATTATTCCTGCTGTTAATGCTTCGTAAGTGTCAAGGATAAAGCTCACGTAATTATTTGCTCTACGAGTTCCTAGATAAGCAGGAGTTGTCCATATCGGCTGGCGCAAGTATTGTACGTCAGCAGTAAACAATCCGCTGTTAACAGGGAATCCTACGTTGTCAGCACGGAAGTAGTCGTCGCCCACAACAAATATTCTAAACTTTCTTTTAGCAATATTATCACCGTCGCTGATAGTTACAATGAATTCGTAGTTACGATTTAGTTTCTTAGGAGGTTTGCTTGGTAGTGCAAAATCATAAAAGACAAGATCATAGATATAACTGTCGTAACCGTTAGTTGGACGATAACCAAAGTCGTAGGCAACATTGTCGTAGTAGCTGTTATCAAAACTTCCATCACCATCGGCAACTTTGATGCTAAGTGCAGGCTGTACAAATCCAGTAATTCTACCGGTTTGTGTCAGTAGCAAACCAGGTGGTAGTTCACCTTCTTCACTGGCAATAAAGAAACTCAATTGCTGACCAGTAACTGTGTCAGTATCAATTGCACCGATTTGAAAATCTACAAATGAACTGTCCAGTACATATAACTGTTCGTTCTCGCCTATTCTTAATTGTCCAGCAGGTGTAACAAATCTTGGTTCATCCGGACCTTGAACAGCCATGTTAAATGTTCTGTCAGCAATTCCGCTACTATGGCTGGCTCTAATACAAAATGTATAATTTGTATCACGAGGAACCTCGCCGGGGGTACCGATAATAAATTGCCCTTCAACCCGCAATCCGGGAGGCAGTGCTCCTGAGATAACTTTAAAATTAGTGTTACCTGGGACATTTGTTACAGGCAGCGGCAAATTGATCTGAAATCGTTCTTGAAACGTTCCAAAGTTGTAACCTGAATTTTGTGTCCAAATATCGAGCATAATTACCCTCTTCTACGTAGTCTTGGTCTTGGGTAAGCTGTCCCAGTAGTGGGCCTAATACCGATTGTCTGTTTAGGAAATGCAGTGCCTACAGTAGCTCGTTCTTTTTTATAGTACAAATACAAATTTGCGCCGCCTTGAAGATCTCTAATATCAGCAGGGCCCCCTGTGGTGGCCGTTATCTTATCTGCTTTAGCCACTGATAAAATATAAGCCTTAGCCGCTGATTGATTCATATTTGGATATGTTTCTAATGCGCAGGCAATAACTCCGCATACCTGGGGACTAGCCATACTAGTTCCGCTGTACTTGGCGAGGTAGTGACTTGGACTTCTTGGGTCAGCAGTACCGCTAGGCACTGCACTGATAATTTGAGTACCGGGAGCATATAAGTCGACACCCGGACCGCAGTCACTAAAGTAACTCTTTTGATCGACTGCTAATACATCTACTGCACCAACACAAATGTTTGGCATGCCAAGATCATTTGCAGTTGGACTAGTGCCTCGCATGTAGTAGAATATTTGACCTGGATATCGATTACTCATCTCGAAAGTATTATCCCAATCAAGTCCACCGGGTACATCATGTTTCCACTTGCCGTTACCGGCAGCTCCAACAAATATAATACCCTCTTCCATAGCATCAATAATATCTTCGTCGCAGGCAGTTACTCTAGCAGGTATACGTTGCCCTGCAATAAATCCCCATGTGTTTAATTCACCTGAAGTAAATGTGCCACCGCCTGAACTAGTCTTTCTATTGTTTACGCCTGTTTGTAAATCTATCTTACTTGGGTCGTTTTCATAAAACGTCCATTCGTGTACCATGTTAGGGCTACCTAAGGTTCCACTAGTTGCCGCATTGCCTTCTGTACGCACACGGAATGTCCTATTAGGTGCAGTACCTTCAACTCCGTAGTATATTCGTTGAACTGAATTGTCAGCGGCACTAGCAGATATCTTTGGCAGTGCTGGAACACTTTCGCTTATACCGCTATAGACAAATGAACCGCCACCGAATGTCAAGTAGTGGTTAGTGCTAACATATATTTGATTGTACGTGGTTCCTAAGAAGCTAATGTTAAAAGGTAAAGTCAGCAACCAATAAGCATCATCGTTAGGATTTGTTGTGTTACCTGCAATATCTGTAGGAGTTGTTGATGCAGTCAGTGCCGCTGCCCCAAGTAAACTGCTTGGTATTGATGACACGGCAACACTGCTAGAACCTGATCGTGCTCTTACGCTCATAGCAGTTGCATAAATTGGATCACCAACATCGCCAGTCTCGACTACACTGTTATGGAATCTAATAGTGTAGGTACCTGTGTTTGCTAATGCTACGTTAGTTTCACTTATGTCTACAGAAACATCGTCACCTGGTTCGGCTGTATCAGATACAGGCCCGTCTTCGTATTGTACTACCCTCACGCCATTGTATAATATTTCAATAGCATTTGCTAGAGTAGTGATACCATCACCTACAAGCGAACCTCCAGAGAATTGACTGATCAAATCGACTGTGCATGGCCCTTGTACTTGTACATCATATGTATCTGCTGGCTTGTCGAAAGATGTTAGATATGCTTGGTTGTTAGCATTGTCAACAGCCCATGTTGCAGGCTTGCTGAGAATTAAATTGTTAACAGTTGATGTTGTTACAATTCTATTTCCACCGTTTTCTAAATTTAAAATATTTGCTAATTTTGTACTTGAAGTACAAACTCCGCTAAATCCTGTATAGACGATAGTCGGAGTTCCTGCAGGAGTATAACGTGTTCCTCTATAGGTAACGGCAGTTATGTCATTAAACGACCACTCCCCTGGGAAAATACTTTGTCCCCAACTGTTGTTGATAATAGTTGGATTACGTCTGCCAGTGGCAGTGTTGATTGGCTTGTTTCTATGGAACGCACGAATATAGTCAAACACTAGGCTAAAGTTACCACTGTTACCAGTGTCATAGTATAGACTGTAGATGTTAGCATCTCTAGCCCAGCCCTGTGTGTTACCTGCAACAGTGCCTGCCACATGCATACCGTGGGGATCAATTAGTCCTAGATTATAAGTACCGGGCGCACCGCCTGTTACTTCAGGATTATGTTGGTACCAATTGTAATCTACAATTCTAGTACCCCCAGTGCCGTCTGCGTTTCTTTGAAACTCTGGATGTGTTGCAGTAGGTAACCCAGTGTCACATATTACCACGTCAACATTCTTACCAGTACTAGTAAGTGTTATGGTTCCACTAATAGTAGGGCTACTTCCGTCAGATCCCCAATTAGGAACATTATTCTCTCTAGTGCATCTTAACAGTCCCCAGTTTTTATGAAGACTATTAGTAGTTGAAGATTTGTTCCAACTCAAGCTAGATTGATCTACAAACGTGCCTGCACTAATACCACGCTCGGCCGGAGCAAGTTCTATGTATTTTACTCTTGGATCTTTTTCTAGTACACTGGCTTCTTCAGCAGTCATCATGTAATGAGTGTTTCTACTCAAAGGCCTCAAGGCAGCACACTCAACTTCTCTGTCTGGAATGGCAGTTTGAATGCCATCAGCAGGCGCTGCCATTTCTTGGTAGAAAGAATCTAAATCGTCTACATTATGTAATGTGACAATATATTCATGCACTAGTTTAGCCATGTTAAACCTCTAGTTGAACAGCAGTTAGTGTGACTGTTATAGTTCCGGTAGATCCACTCTTGTTTGTTACTGCAACTGGAATCACGTTAGTTACTGGAGATTCATCGTTAAATCCAAGGGCCCCTGGAGTAATAAGAATAGTCTGCGCTCCTGTAGTAATTACTTCTGCAATAATTCCTGCATCTGGTAACGGATCTACTCCTTCTGTTCTGCCAGCATCACTAGTTCTAGCGGCATCACTAACATACAATCTTACCCAAGCCGCCGCACTAGTTTGTATCTTATAGAGCATGTATCCTTTATATCCAGTAATGTTTACATTACCTGTTGCTCCGTTGGCAATACTAGCAGTTGTTCCCTGTATTGCGGCTCGAGCTACTAGCCCGCCGCCTGCTGGGAAATCAGTCCAACTAGTTACTAAGCCGTTGGTTGTTAAGATTTTTCCGTTGTTACTTGCTTGATCAGGCAGTACTTTAGATTCTGACAAGCTGGTAATCCATGTAGGATCCGCATATGAACCAGTAGCAACTACTACATCAGGTATATCACTACCGGTGGCAGTAATAGTAATAGCACCAGAATTATCAACTACACTAATGCCACCGCCAGCAACTATAGAGCTAACTGGTAAATTAGTAAGTTGTGCTCCGCTACCAATAAATCCAGTAGCAGCCACAGTAGAACTAAACTCGGCAGTTTTATTACCATTGATTTTTAAAGCCAGTTGTGTAACAGTATCAGTATTACTTCTTACATAGAATTCTAATCTACCTGGCATTCTGTTTATATTAGGAGTGTAAGTTCCATCAACTATCGCACTAATACCAACATGTGTAATGTAGTTCACTCCGTCAAATGCTTGGAATAATAAATCTCCAGTTTCATCGCCGTTTACTACAGCAGATGGAATATCAATTGTTCCCCTAGATCGAATAAAACTAGTGTTATTTGCATCAGGAGTATTATGTGCTTGTTGTACTTTAAATTGTGCGCCGTTATTTGGAATGTAGGCGTTTTGAATTACTCCTAGACGCCCACCGTAGTCTCGATCGCCCACCTCAACAAATCCGCCTGCTTGTGTTGATGCAATAGCCAGCGTGGCATTTGCTGAATAAATCTTTGGAACTAGATTTTCAAATACAATTTGACCGCTGACCAACAATGCTCCGTCTGCATTACCCTCTGACGATGGCTGTCTAAACTTTAGAGCAGGACCAATAGAATCGACAGTATTACCAGTTTCTGGGTAATATGCCAATTGGTTAACTCCACCGAACAGCACTTTGCCTTTCTCTTTGTTACTAATTGTAATAGTGTCAGTATTCAAGTTTGCAGTAATGATAATGTCACCACCGGCTGCTAGAGTTAATGTATCTGTTGGACTATCTGCAACAATGTCAGATGAGTTAATAGCTGTTGCCGTTGCTCGAATACCTGCAAGTGTATGAATTCCTGTGCTAGTTGAAGTTATATCGAGGCTGATGCTGTCAATAGCATCGCCAGCGGACATAGCTAGTCTAAACGAATCTCCGTCAATCTTAACTACAAAGTATGTTGACCCAGACATTAGTCCACCGATAGCACTACCGCCCACTGCGGTATAGATAACAGCAGTTCCTGTTGTAAATGGATTTAATGGGATTGTAATTGAATTAGCTACTGTATTAACATCTGTGGCTGCATTAAATGTGTAAGTTTCTGGTGGTGCAATAGTTATTGTGGGGCTAATAGTATAGCCACTGCCACTGTTAGTTACAGTAATATCTTCAATAAGAGTAGAGGCTAAAATTCCTTGACATTCACCACCGGATCCGATATCACTAAATGTTAAGGTTCCTGAAGGTAAAGAAGTAGCACCAGCTGATAAAGTAACAGAATTACCGCTTACTGAAACAACTTTCTGGTTGTTTGAAAACCCAGTACCGCTTACGACCATGCCAACTGATATAGTGTTAACAATGCCACTGACTACGATAGTAGTTGTTAATCCGCCAGATACATACGTTGCTGTTGCATTACTAGGTTTAATGATAGTAGTAATTGGGGTGGTTCTAAAGCCGCCCCCTGGTTCGACAACGTCAATGTCAGTAATAGTACCGTTGCTGTCAATATATACATTGCCTCTAGATCTCAATGCACCTACTTCGCTAACGCTGACAAACGTGCCTTGCGAGTAGTTTGTTCCGCCGTTTACAACTCTAACGTTGGCAACAAATGTTGGAGCAATCGTAGCAACAGCAGTGGCTTGAACGCCACCAGGCGGCGGAGCTGTAATAGTAATCTCTGGAACACTGATATAATTAGAACCAGGACCAATTAGTGTAATGTTTAATTTTGGATTAACAGTTATTGTTTTAAATGATTCGCCTGCGGCAGTGACAGTTGCGCTAATTCTATCAGCATTATCATCGTAGCTAAAACTAATACCAGTATGCGGACTGTTAACTAGCACAGTGGCAATAGTGTCAATAGCATCTTCAGCTGTAAATGTAGGAGAAGCAACAGCTACAATCTTACTATTAACATCGTCGTAGGTAAATGAGATGTTTGAATGAGAAGCATTATTAAACAGTGCCCAGGCAGCGTCTTGTGCTCGTTCATCTGAATAAAATAATTTATTAGTGCCTTCTGCTAGGTCGTCGCTGGTTAACTGTACAGCCCCAACTTTATTGTTGACGCTTGTAACTGGCGCACTAACGCCGTTGCCACCAGCAGTAAGGCCGTCACCTACATACAGTCGTTTACTGTCTGTGGTATAAACTATTTCTCCCTCTGCTGGTGTAATAGTTGTTCTTAGCGCCTCTAATCCTCTTCTTAGACGTAATGCCATTTGTTTCTCCTAATCCTTAAAAGGTTCCAAAATCTTGATCGCCAGGTGCGGGTTGATCGAATGATCCAAAGTCTACATCAGCACCCCCACCACCTGCGTTAATTTGGGCCTGTAAATCTCGTATGTCAATACCATGAACCAAGGATTGAACATTACTAGCAGTTATGCTACTGGTCAGTGTCATATTGCCATTGATATTAATATTACCTGTTCCGGTAATATTTTTTGAATTTAAATTTAAATTTCCACCTAACATTGGGCTGGTATCTGACAGCACTGCTGTTAGCGCAGACAAATTTATAGTGTCTGCTGTACTAGTAATAGTAACACCAGTACCAGTAAGAGTTTTAAACTTTAAAACATTGCCTACTCTTTCTTTAAAAATGCCCGTACCTGCACCAACGTTTTCACCTGATATAGCATCAAACGCCCCGCTAATAGCAGTAAAGCTGTCTTTAACTTTTCTAAAAGCAGTATACAAGTCGTCGCCCGTACCGTCGTTTGGATATGCACCAACGTTTAGTATGAGATCTGGGGGTAATTGATATGCCATAAATGTGATCCTATTCTATATTTACCAACTTCTGCAACTCCAATATCT